GCTAGCTAGACTGTTCATGACTCTCATTTTACTCGCTCTGCCCCATCACTCAATCTCAAAAGCCGAGACCTGCACGGGCAACGATCCAATGTGGATCAGCTCAAATGCCCGTCTTCTGAATTTACCACATCTGCGCAGTCGCGCCTGTGCTGCAGACAGATCGACAGGGCGCCCTTTGCTATACGTCTGGTAATCGTCATCTGACCAGCGGATCATAGCGGAGCTGCCCTGCTTCATTCCAATAACGCGAAGCTGACCGATAGTTTTCCAGTCCTCATTCCCGTCGTCAAATTTCGGTGTCCTGATCTTCAGTTTGATCGGTGCGCCGTCGTCATCCGACGACGTGTCGCTGATTTCGCAAAGCTCTCCGGTATCCTCGTGCAATACCAAGTCGCGACCTGCTGCATTGACGTAGCGAGAATACTTGAAGTATGTCTCTTCGTACCCTGCTGCGGTTATCGTGCCGGTCGCCGGCGAAACGGTGGAAGAAGCAACAGGAAATGAGTAGCTGTTGGCGTTGATATAAGTGATCTGCTTGATGCCGTTGTAGGCAGATTGATCGGCGCCAGCAATCAGAACCGGGTCGCAGTCAGAATACCCGTGCGATGTCTGAGAGACTGTCGCCACGCCTGCCGTCTGAGTAATCGTGCAAGATGCCGGCGTCTGCAGCGTCAGACTGGTCCATTCGGCCCATGTCCCATTGGGGGCGTCATAAACGACCGTTATGCCGAGCTTTCGCAGGCCGAGAACGTAGAACGAATGCCCGGCGATTCGCACGCCATAGGCATAGACATCTGATACGCCATCAGCGGCAAGGATTCGATCCACGTCCGGCGTGCTGACCTTTTCTTGCTGAAGCTCACGCATCCGATAGACGCCGGGGCCTTGCTGGCGAGCCTTCGACACCCACAACACTGTTTCATCAAGATACGCGACTGATTCGCCATTCGCGCAGCCTGTAAGAGTGAATGCGCTCAGGACTGGAGAAAGAGGAGATCCGGTAGCGCCAGGATTTTGATCGTTGTAGAAAAACTCGGTTGACCACTCCTTGAACGCCACAACGTAGTTTTGAGACTTCGCCAGAGCGACGCCTTGGCCTGGCTCAATCTCCGCTGTAATGAAATCGAGCGCGCCCCATGACATCGGGTCGCTCGGCTCGCTGTTGTAAATGACCGCGTTCTCGTCCATAACGAAGAAGTAACTGTTGAGATAGACGATGCCAGGAACGGTCGTGCGACCGCCTTTCGCCGTAATCGTTCCGGTTGCAGGAGATGCCGCAGGAGTGCCGGTCATCGTGTAGGTAAAGTGCGTTGAGTCCGTGACGGTTATCGTGAATGTTCCGTTGTACAGCGCATCGGATGCTCCGGCAATCGTGACGCTTCCTCCTGTTTGCCAGTTGACCGCAGAGGGCATTGTGACCGTCGCGGTAGTCCCGACGCGCGTAATACTGGTTGGAGTGTGCTGACTCCAACCCGGGTAATCAGCGTCAGTTACTTTTGTAAGCACGTTGCCCTCCAGCGAAAACGCATCGTAGGCCGACTTGAAAAACACGCCATACAGCGATTGCTCGGCAACGAACTGCATCATGTCAAACGGCTGTCCGACTACTGTTACGGATAGCGAGTAAGTCGGCATCGGTTATAGCGCGCCGTAATATTTCATTGACTTAGTGCCAGTCGCAGGAGATGCAGACGGGACTCCGGGAAGAGTGAACTTCCATTCGCTAGCCGATAACCAAGGATAAGTCGGGTCTAGTTGCTGAACTGCATAAAAAGTCCCGTTGTACTCTGGCTCGTTGCAACCCGAGATTTCTATCCACTGGTATGGGCCATAAAGAGCACCAGATGTCAGTGTCGCCGTTGTTCCTGACGATGTTAGTGTAAAGCTCGTCGTTGTCCTGCGCTTGCGCACCTGCCCGACGTAATCATTAAATGTCGTCGGAGTAGTCCAACTAACTCCAGATGGCCATCCTCCAGGATACGCAGGGGAGAGAAATGCATTTTTTGCGTTGACGTTCATCTCAATATATCCAGACGGAGCGAACCCCGCTGGATACGTGTAAACCGTTGGCGTGTTGAAAATGAAACTAGCGGCTATGACATCAGGAGAATAGCTGTTGTCCGTATCTAGCGCAGCAATACCAGCCAGATTAGCCCCAATGACTTTTTCCACCCAAACCTTCGCCGCAGCAGATTCAGAAGCCGCGATATTTCCTATCAGATAATTTGGCGATGTTGGCGACGTAGCGATGGCTGAAGATGATGCATTGCCAAACCAATAACCTCTGAATCTGTCCGTTCCAGGAGGCGATGCAGACCAGTACGGATCGCCGCCGCCAGGCGATGTCGAAGGGTCATCGACCATCGCGTAATAACCTCCGACCAGATCGCCTATATAGATTGGGGGAGGAATCGGGACGTAATCAAAGATTTCCAGTTCGTCGCCATAGACAAGAATCAAAAATCCTTTCATGCCTAGCGCGCCTTGTGCGTTGGCATAGTTGTAGCTCGTCGTCGCAACACCAGGGCGCTTCACAACGTCGCCAGCCTCGATTACGCCGTTGAATGCCCGCGCATCAATCGTGACATCGGATGCCCGAGTAATCAACGGAGGAGCGGCAGGGATTCTCACGTGACGACCCACGCCTCTTTCGCGGACTTGATCATGACCGCGCCACCAATAGCGCTACTCAGATCGTAGCCAGAGCGCGCAGCGGTGAATTCTAGGCCGGCGAATAACGGAGACATGGCATCAGGCGACGCCACGCTGAACGGGCTCACGGGGGGCGTGTAGAGATCGTTCGCGGGGGCAACGAGAATGGGATTCTTGACGCCAACAGCGACTTGACTGGCGGCTGCTGCGACCACGCCAAGCGAGGATCCGCCTGTTCGCTTGATTACACCGAATGATTCTCCGGTCGCCTCGTTGATTCCGTTGATCAGACGAGAATCTACGGTGACGCTTCCCTTCCTTGTTTTCAGGTCGCCGCCGGCAGGAAGGCGCATGGCTCAGTACCCGGCGAGGAATGCCGTCAAACCGCCGCCGGCATAGTTGGTCAGCGCAGTGTCAAAGACCGTCACGGGCTGCTGCCGGTTGATTCCCTTGATTGCCGCGAGCGTGTCGGATGCGATCTGCCTGATATCGTCTGATACGGCGATCTTGAATTCTGGCCCGAGTTCGACAGCGAGTTGATACCGGAGCCACTTCCCATAACCAGGAGGGTATGAGATGGATGCTGCGGTCGTCGCCAGCGCCGAGAACTGCGAATTAACGCTGATTGTGACTGGCACGATGGACGACGGAATGGGCCACAGTCTGATGACGCCAAGCGGGTACTCGGGGATATAGTACAGAGCCCGTGGTATATCTTCCGTGTAGGTTTTCTGCAGGATGTCTGACCATTCCTGCGTGTTGGCCAGCGAAAGAGGATATGTCAGTCCGCCGTCAATGGCATAAGCATACTCGATACCGACAGGCCGCGCCGCCGTGATGTCGGCTGTTGCCGGAGCAATGGTGTAGTCCTGCTTCGCCGCGACCGTGTTGAACGTTACCTCGTCATTGGCGAAGATCATCAACTGGTCCGTGTTGCATGCGTCAAGCATGTCGTTTAGGACCTGCAACGCATCCGTCTGCTCGTCTGCCGTCGGAGACTCGCCAGAAGCCACAGCGCCAAGCAGGCGCATCGAGTTTGTGATGAGCTGCAGCGCCGTGATGGCCATGTCAGCCAGCGCTCATCGTCGGCTCATAACCGCTGCCGGCGAGGAAGATGTTGTCCATCTCGTATTTGCTCTGCTGCTCTGTTTTCGCGCCCTTGATCGCCAAGCGAGCCTGCCTGATGTAGATCTCGTTGCGCATGAAGACGTCTGAATATCCCCAGTAAATCTTCTGCGCCGGAGTGCCGTTGGCGATCTGGTCGGCGATGAAGGCATAAACGGCGTTCAGCAAAGTCTGCCCGCCGACGGCTAGCGCGCCGTTGAGAAATTGCGTCCGGCTCAGAACAGCGTCCGTCGCCTTCGGCACTTCAGGCATGTCGGATCCGGTCAGAACCGTGATTCGCGCCTGCGACCAGATAATGTGCCGTGGTTGTGCGACGGCATTTGCGTCGGCCATGCCTTGAGCGGTGTTTGGGAAGGTCAATCGGGCCATGATTATTCTCCGTAGGTTGCAACCGCTAATGCGCGAGTCAAAATTGGAGTCGCCAAGTTTGTGCTTTGTTGCAAAGAAAACGACAAGTACTGATTGACTGATGTATCGATTTCAGCCAAGTTTCCTGTCGAATACGTTGTAACGAAAAAGGCAACGCCGGAGTTCGATGCTGGAGACGCCCTACCAAGTAATTTTTTAGTGGTCGAATCCATGCATGTTATTGTATGGATCGTTTCTCCTATCGGAGAACCTGTCGTAACAGTCGAAACGATGTTGGTGGCGTCCAGCTTAGCTTTATACGTTTTTGTCCCGACTATCGACCCAGCCTGCCCGACAAACGCTTGTATGTTTCCGTTTTTTCCAAGAGCGGTTCCAGGAAGCAAGAACCCTTGTGGACCAACAACTTCGTTTGTCGTTGCCGTTACCCATCCCGAAAGATTCGGAGTGATCGATGTTTTTGTCGTCTGCCATCTAGGCGTTCCGGTTGTATAGGTCTCAGCATAAACAATCCCTGCCGTGTCTGAGCTGAACTCTGTCCAGTACCAGCCTGCCTGCAACGATGATCCGCCAAAACCAGCCGAGAAATACGCATAGCACCCGGCAAGACTTGTGCTGATGCTCGCGAGGATCGCCGCCGAGAGCGTGAACGCCCCGCCAGATCCGGTGAATTGGCATCCGTTCGCCGCGCCGTCGCCGGGCATGATCAAAAACGGGATATTGCTTTGCGCGATGACTTTCTGCTGAATCGCTGTAGCCGGAAGGAACGCCCCAGGAGCCCCGACAACACTGGCAAACCCAGATTGCCACAGTGAAAAAACCTCGTCATCCGGCCCTGTGTAGCTTTGGCCAACGAGAAGCGGCCGGCCATACGTATCAGCACGCCCGGCCTTGATGATTGTGCATGTCTTTGCCATGCGAATCCTTCAGGAAAAACCGGGGCGCTTGGCCCCGGTGATCATCACTGATACAGGCGGGCGATCGGCCCCACGTCGGCAGTAAAGGTCGTCGGTGGCGTGAAACTCGCCGGGACGGTCCCGAATGTGCCGGTTGCGGATTGCGTCATCGTGTTGCCGCCGTTCGCTGCAGCCTGCCGCCTGGTCGGCGCCGTGGGG